GTTCCACTAAAACTTCTCTACGCAATATAATTCAGCGACATGAATATTCAATATCTCAAACACCTACCTGGGAACCACTCCCTTGTGCGCAAAAGACCGGATTTATCTGAACTCACAGAGTCTAGATTTACACGTGTCTACAAGGCCGCACTCTTGTTCTATGACAAGGAAGAAGTTGATGAAGCCGCGACATACCGTCGTTCTTCAACCAGTGACGAAGCAGTCATTGCCGACTTTCACTCCTTTGAACAACCGGAGCATACTATCCCAAAAGATGTTCATTACTACACCGCACTCGGATTATCAGCTGATCTCTTTAGACCTGCCCGAATGTTACACCCTGTAGCCTATCCTGACTTACGGTACTACCCCTGGAACTTACGTCCTAATGCCGAAGCACCATGGAACACTGAAGATTTCGCATTTACACCGACCTTCAGAAACATCGACGATGAAAGTGAAACCCCAAAGTTACGGGAACGCATCGAAAAGCTTTCCTTTTGGATTTCAGAACGACAGATCAAGGTAAAAGACTACCTACGGATCAAACAAGCTCTTGGAATCATAACTGATCAAAATCACTCATTTCATAACCTATACAACGAGATATTTATATACAACAGATCTCTGGTTCATTTTATTAAAGATGGACTCCATCCTCACTGGGATGGCGAAACCCCTCGTTCCTACAAATGGAACACCTTACATGCACGAGCGCACGTCGTTAGCAACGACGAGCCCGACAAGATTCGAGCTGTATTTGGAGCACCTAAACTCCTTCTACAAGTCGAAAACATGTTTATCTGGCCTATGCAAGCTTCATACCTCAACAATGAAGACGCAGGACCACTTCTCTGGGGCAGAGAAACTATTCGAGGTGGATGGAAGAAACTCTACTCAGAAGCACAAAAAGGCGGAACACCAAGTTCCTTCCTTTCTCTGGACTGGTCACAATTTGATAAGCGATTGCTTTTCTCATTAATTGACGACGTTCATGGAATTTGGAGAACCTATTTTGACTTCACTAAGTATGAGCCTACTTCCTTTTATCCACACGCGAAAACCAACCCCGTCCGCATTGAGCGCCTCTGGAAATGGATGTGTCATTCAATTAAACACAATCCCATTCTACTACCAGATGGAAAACTCATGAATTGGACGCGAAATGGTTTCGGCTCTGGCTATCAACAAACACAACTAATGGACTCACATGCCAATGTTATTATGATAACCACATGCCTATCCTCACTTGGAGTGCACATACGCTCAAAGTCATTTTGGATTCGTGTACAAGGAGATGATTCACTCATCTCATTTTACGAGCAAATGTACGTCATTTACGGACCTAACTTTTTAACAATGTTAGCAGATTCCGCAATGTACTATTTTAACGCGAAACTAAGCGACAAGAAATCTCAATTTCAACCTAAATTAAATGGAATTTCAGTCTTAAGTTTCTACAACTCATATGGTCTACCGTACCGCAAGGACGTCGACCTACTCACACACCTAATGTTTCCCGAAACACCTGGAACACAATCACAACTACTAGCAGCAGCCTACGGACTAGGACTGTCATCTTGTGGATGTTCAGAACGTTTCTACAACTTGGTACAATATATTATCAAGAAACTGGAAGCAAAGGAAATCACACCAGACGCGAAAAGCCTACACTGGATGGTTAGAACTCAAATGTTTGACAAAACTGACATTCAAGAGATAACAACTAAACCATTACCCAGCAGGATTTCACTGCGTGCGAATGCTTGGCAACACACACCAAGAACCAAAGTACAAAAAGAGAGACTATGGCCAACTGAACCTGGAGCCCGACAAAGATTCTTCTTTCTCCTATCAGTTTAACCTTATTTTCTTTTCCTACTTCGGAAA